TGATATGTATTTTCTAATCGGGTGGGGCTTAATGAATGTTGTCTATCTCTTACAAGGTCATCCACATACAAATAACCATCGGAAGAAATATCAACGGCACCTGTCCAAGTACCTTCAATACCACGGCAAGTCATTGTTGCAAATCTATCTGGCTTGTCCAGGTTTATTTCAAAATCATCAGCACTCTGTTTTTGAAGTTTCGACTGTGGAAAAATTTCACTATAGTTGTATTCCTGTGTATTAATGAGATTAAGAAGTTCTCCGTAAAATCCCTTTGCCAGTTTTCCAGAATGACCACCCATGGCACTATGGCTATTTGGTCTTTTACCCATTATCCATGACATAAAGAAAATACACATAGTAGATTTTCCAACACGGCTTGGGAGTGATAAGCCGTAAAACTCTATCTTTCTTTCTTCCAAATCTTGTAGGTCTTTGGCTACCACATGTAGTGTTTTTTTTCGTGGAATATAAAATTTCTTGCTGTCCGGTCTATTTTTCTCCATATAAAGCAAGTAACTTTCAAATAAATGTGGTGCTTCCAGTAGCAAATACTGCCAATAGATATCGTCAAAATTACCACTTCCAGTTAATGCAGCACACTTCTCTGCTATGTTATGTGAGTATTGACTTACTTTCATAGCCATTTTCCGTGCTTCTTGATTCTCGTTGAAAGGAAGGTCAATATTCATATTTAAGAGCAAATCAAGGCAATCTTTTTGATTTTGATAGATTGTCATGTCACTACTGATAATCTGATTTAGGACTGTCCGATACCATTCGAGCGAGCCTTCTGTAATTTTTCCCATAAAAATAGAGCCAGACCTCCTTTCTTTTTAGGATTTAGTCTGGCTCTCATGTGGCTCTCTTGACTGGTTTACTTATTATTCAGCATTCTCATCAGCTGTCATATCTCTTGTATCTACGATTGTAGAAGTGTTACCTCCTTGAATCTTTGGTACTTCACCATTCCATTTATCAATTTTCTGTTTTTCAATCAGTTCGGGAGTAAGAGATTCTGCGATTTTTCTATTTGCTTCTGCTTCAGCTTCTGCTTTAATCTTAATAGCTTCAGCTTTACCTTCTGCATCAATTTTGGCCTGTTCCGCTTGGATAGATGCTTTCTCCTTTTCCTGTTCAGCAGCAATCAGTGCAACTTCTTTATCTTTATCAGCTTGTACTTTTGCTGTTTTAGCTTCAATGTTAGCAAGTTCAAGCTCCTGTTGAGCGTTCACTTTCTTCTGAATTGCAGCCTGTGTTTCATCATCAGTGGAAATGGAAGTAAAGTTTACTGTATCAATAATAATTCCGTATGGCTCAAACTTCTGCTTAAGATATTCGTCAAGTGCTTCATTCAGTTCCTGGCGTTTATCACCGAAAACATCTGTTACTGGATACTTTGCTGTTACTTCCTGCGTCCACGCTTTCATCTTAGGCTTGATAAAGGTGTTTTTTACGGATTCTCCTGATTGACCTTTGAACTGAGTAAACACATCGGTAACTCTATTTTGATCGAATTTATAAGAAAATTCAAGGTCAACTTGAAGCGATTTACCATCTGCTGTTGGTGTCTTGAAGCTTTCATCTTTTGGAGAATCGCCCTTATCCTCAGATGTAAGATAAGACTGCTCGATTCCAACGGAATACAGTGAAGTTTTTACTGTAGGTGAAATCAAATGCCATCCTTGTGTAAGTACATTCTTAGAGATTCCTCCGTTCATTTTGTACTCTACCGCAATGTAACCAGCCGGAACTCTCACACTGCACTTTGCAACACATATAAGTCCTGCAATGATTACAATAGCTAATCCAATTCCACCTAAAAGTCCTTTTTTCATTTATTATCCTCCTCTTTTTGACTTTCGTCTTTATTTAACTCATCAATAGCATTTCTGCCAATGTGGTTCAATAATTTACCTAGTGGTTGAAATAATTTGTAAAGCAGGAACCATACTACTGCCGCTCCACATATCACTAGAAATATAAATACTGGATTCATTCAATCACCTAACTTTCTACAAATTTCAATAAAATCTGGCTTGCTAAGTTCTTTCAACTTATCAGCATACTTCGGGAATTCATGTGTATATATCGGATGACCTAAAAGTTTTTCTGCGTATTCGTATGCAAGTCTTCGGTCATCCCCTGTAAGCATACAAATTCCTGTGTAGGTTTCAACTACTACCGCTTCTTGTTTTGTCATACATATCCTTTCTTGATAAAATCATCTTTTTAATTCCGTAAAAATATTTTCAATTACTTTCCATTCTGCGAATACTGCCATGAGCAATAATGGTACTGCAGAAAATCCCCAATGATTTTCAATCATCATTTGAATTGTGGCTATCAAATAATCTGCTACCCATTTGAATATTATGAAATTCGCAATTATCCAAAATATTTTTCTGATTTTGTTCATTTGGTCACGCTTTCTTGACTGGCCATTCAAAGCCAAAATCTGAACGCTTGATTTTGCATTGTGGGCTTCCGTCCTTCCAGAAAACTAATCCTTCTATCTCGTGTTCGGAAAGATATTTCTTGATTCCATCAAATGTACGTTCGACTTCTACAACATTTCTTCCATGCGGGACAAGATCATCGTAATTATAGTTATATGGATTTCCGTTAAAATGTTTTCCAATAGCTTCATACGTGCCGTCCACCCATGGGCTAAGATTACATTGCATTGAAAAGTTATACGCTTTTACAAACCACTTATCAGACGGATTATTATCATCAACCTTTACCCACCCCGGCCAATGGCCTGTAATGGAATCTGGATCACAACAAGGGATAAATCCCTCTGGTGGTGTTTTTCCTTTCTTACAGTCGTATCGTTTATAATATTTTCCGTCAATTACTGCACAGCAAGAACCATCGTATTTGACCGTCGCAATCCCTTCTCCCTCAAGTACCCATTCCATACCCGGATGCACTTTTGGAAGAACCTTTACAACCTTATGGTCTTTAAATTCTCGTTCAAATAATGTTGGTATCTTTTTCACTCTTATTCCTCCCACAAAAATTTGTCTGTTCCTCGTCCGTTATCAACTACTTTTTTCAAAATAAGTATTCCGCACTTTTTACAATAACACGGATGAAAACGTTGATTAGAGTCGCGTGGATTAAATTCATCAAAATCATAATTATAAGGATTGGATATCTTACAATCTTCAAAATCATGGTCACATTTTGGAATCTTCATATAATCACCTCAATCCAGAATCCCTAACTGTTTATAAGTAAATATAGCTGTATACTTTTTTCCACATTTGTAGCAAGTCTCTGTAATGGTGCAAGTCTTTTCTTTGTCATTACATTTCGATTCTGTATCCGAACTTTTGAACTTGCATCCACCTGTCAAAATGCATTTAATCCGTTTTGTGTTCATTTGGCCATCTTCTTTCTTTCGAGATAGACTCATTCATATACATGCATTTCCATTCAGGAATTTCTTCTGATGATGAATAGGCTTCAGAAGATTTATTCCAGCGGACAACCATAATAGCATACTTGATTCGACCTATTTTATAATCTGGAAAGTATTTCTTGAGTTTTGAATAATAGAAGAACGATGTAATAAATGTTTTTATCTCCCTCATACATTCACCTCAAACTCTTTCTTACAGCTACTACCTTTACACTTCAATTTAAGATGCTGAATTTTTGTCTCTGGGCTAATCAGAAGTGCTTTCTTCTGGCAAAAAGGACAACAGGCGTATTTCGTTCCGTTGATATTCCTTATCAATGCCTGTCCATTCCACGGTTCTGGTGGGTTCATGTATTCAGAAAAATCTATCCCTTCGGATTCTAATGCTGATTTAATGCTCATTAAAAATCTCCTTAAATTTCTTCCGATTAAAACCATTGTCTTGATTTCCCCAATACGGATATTGGTGTAAGCTTTTTCTCATATAATCGCATGGATGTACTTTTGCAAAGTCAACAATTTCTTTGACAGGTGCCTGTTGTACTTGTGTTCTCCATTCTGGACAACCTTTTTGTTTTTCTTGATCCATTAATTTTCCTCCGTTTCGGAATGCCATGCATTTTTCGGAAATTGTTCTGTTTTATTTGATTTGGGGCAACTAGTGTCCAAAATAGTTCATCACTGAATTTACATTCAAGTTCAATACTTAACGGCTTGCCTATGCTACAAAGTGTACCGTCCTCATTTCTGTGAAGAATACCGCCTTCGATAACAGTACCATCCGAAATTGAAATCTCTGGTATTGTTTCAATAACTTTTCCATTACATGTAAAGAAATGCTTTAATTCGTTCTTTTCGCCCATATCAGCACATTCCTTTGTTTTTCCTTAAATTAGCGTATCGGTCAACCAATGTGTCAACAGTAACAGTTAACTCGTTGATTCTAATACAGTCATCCTGGTGTCGTTGTTCATACCATTCTATAGATGGATGACCAGTATCTACATTTTCAATTCCATCAATCGGAATCTTCCAGTTATCATTTTCAAGAAGCTTTTGGTTAAGTGTCTCCGATAAAGCTTTATAGTCCAGGATTATATGCTGTTTTTTCTCGCATTCATCAGCCAAACGAACAACTTCATTTTTCAACTGTTCTTCTGTCCAGTTTGCCATATCCTCAAATTTCATATTTACCACCTCTGTCTTCGAAAATTGTCTCTTCCAAGCATAAATTTTTCGGCTGAAAAATTATCCTCTACATCAATATGTGCTTCACGGTCTTGCACATCATATCCGTTTGAAGTTAATTCAAGTTTTGCAGTATATTCAGCGCCGCAATTGGTGCATTGCCATGTCACATTTAAAAAGAGTCCTTTTTCTATAAAAGGGTTTGTGAAATCGGCATTTTCACATTTCAATATTCCACCGCAAACAGGACAATTGCGTTTATCAAGTAAATCTAGCATTCAAATTCCCTCTTCTCCCTATGCTTCATCTGGCAGGCAATCATTTTAGCTATGTTTTCACGTTCCTGTTTTATGCCATGTCCCTGGCGGAACAGCTCGCATTCAAGGATATTCCCGCAGTTTGAACATTCGTCTTTTATTTCTTTACCGCATACTTCAATCATTTTCATCACCACAGTAAATCAGTAAGTAATTTGCAATTTTTCTAAGATCATTTTTCCCATACAGACGAATTCCATCTTTCAATCCTCTGTCAATCAGCCAATCAGCTAACTTTATTGGTTGTGTAGGTGGTTCATCTTTGGATTTTTCTATCTTAAAATCATCAATTAAACCACCTCTATTTATAAGTTCAGAAAGTTCGCTCATCGGTACTATGCCTCCTTGTTTTTCCATCACTATTGAAGCAAACCCATGTGAAGCCATCGTGTTTTCTGCAATTCTTACAACTTTTTTCGTTCATAAATTACCTCGATTTAGAAAAATCCAGTGTGCCGACTTGAACGGCATAAATCTCCCAACGAGAAGCACTGGAACTTTAAGGGGGAAAATGCAACTTCTGGCAATGGCAATTTGCCAGATAGAAACAACAGGAATCGAACCTGTGTCACATGATATTCAATATCATTGCTCTACCACTGAGCTATGTTTCTTTTTTCATCATAAAACGCTAAACTAGATGATTTTTTTAGAATCCCCGACTATCACTCCTCACGGGCATTGGTCTTATCTCTCTAAAAAGTTTTTGCACAAGATCGCTAGTGAGTTGCGTCTATATGCCTGCACGAATGCACGCAAACGCATCCGCATTTATGTGCAAGAACTAACAATAGCTATGCTAAAGTCAGATGTCCTATCTACACTTGGTAGATGGAATAGCAGGAGACGGATTCGAACCGCCGTTTCCATTGATATGAGCCATGTGAGATTCCGCTTCTCTATCCTGCTATGTACATGTTTGGAAGAACCATTTCAGCACGTTCACTTATTGACTACTAGAGGAAGTCACTATATCACCGATAAACAGTACGTATTCGGAACTCGGTTATACATTCCTACGCACTGCTCTGTGCTTTTCCTACCACCAAACTTTCAGTCTCCAAACAATCGGAAAGGATGGATTCGAACCATCAAGACCTAGTCGACTAGCCCGTTCCCAGTTACTTGCACTTTCCGAATAACCCGGTTCTTCCGGGTTAGCAATAGGTTTATCGTGTTATGCTTTCCACTATCTACAAGTTTTAGTGCTGTAGATTCACTGGATATTTTTATGCGTCTTTGAACGGCATCTCTTGAAAACTCCTTTTATTAACGTGCGCTGCGTTAATGTTTTTAACTCCGAGATATACCAGCCGGGAAATCAGATCCATTTAGGCTACGCCGTATCGCACCTATAAATTTACCTAATCCACACGCTCAACTGGAAGTTTTTTCCACCCATATTACGGATGAATGGCATTTAGAAGAAATGGAAGCTCTGGGATTCGAACCCAGGACTTACGGCTTATGAGGCCGTTGCTCTTACCGCTGAACTAAGCTTCCTAAGATACCGAATTATTTGACCGCCATGACAAACAATCCGGCACTGTTGCAGTTCTTGACCACTAGCCGCAACAAAGGTTTTCTGAAACACTTTTAGATTTCAGAAAAGAGTGTTATAAAATGAACTTGCGGCATTAGCGAAACCGCAAACTGGGCTAACTGGATTCGAACCAGCAAATGCAGCAGTCAAAGTGCTGTGCCTTAACCATTTGGCGATAGCCCATTATCACCCGGGCGCACCATTAAAGCCCGGGGAAATCGTGATATATAAGTTTATGTAATTAGTATAATAAGTAATTAACACTTAAGCTACTCTGGATGCCTCGACTTATCACTTTCATAGGTTTTCCCGAGCCTACATGGATTAAGTCGAAGCGGCGCTTTTATGAATTTAACCCTTTCGATTAACTCAATCGGGATAATTCTAATTGGAATTAGTAGATACATGGGGTTCTCCTCTTATTCTGCAAAAATCCAATCCTCTGCTAACATATCTGCTTGAGATGCAAGCCATCCCATCTGTACGCCAGATGTTCCGACAAAAGCAATGGCTTTGTTTCCGATTGCATCATGTTCACAATTTACAATTTCATTATCAGCAGTCTTATATGAAATTCCAGTGGCAATCTGAATGTACTGTTTCTTTCCATTCCAGCCTTTACGAGACACTTTAAGTCCTCTTTTCAGATAACGGATAGCGTCACCAAATCCAAATGTTGACTGACCACCAAGAACACCACAGTTATTCTCATCAGCAATCATCCAGTCATCTCGCTGTGTGTGCATGAAAGTATATTCTACTCTCTGTGTTTCACGGATATCGAGAACTGCTCCCTGGCCTTGATCGGAATCTTTTGGTCTGCAATGAATCATAATCGTCTGTTTTTCATCGTCCCAACACCAGTAACCATTCCATCCTGGAAGTTTCACTTTTGCTCCCTGTTTCATAAGTTTTAATGCTTCTGAAAATTTCATTTCTATATCCTCCTTTACCTCGTGCAAATTAAGAAAATATTCAGTGCGAAACATATTTCTAAACAAATACAGAATAAAATCTGTATTACGCTTGTCTTTCCTTCTTCGTCCAGTATGGCTAAAGTACCGGCAAGAACCAGAACGAAAAATGCAAGATTTACAGCTGTTCCGATTACATTAAGTGCATTCATTTTCTTTTTCCTCCCCAATTAAGAAGTCCAGAATTTTTTCTGCAATCTCTTCCTCTGGCTCAAATGGCATTCCACAGTAATTGTATGATTCTAAAGCCGATTTTAGGCTTGCTTTGAATCCATTGTAAATTTCTCCGTGTTGTAGCAGTTCGTGCCTTAAAACTGAAATTGCATCAGTAATTGATTGAGAAGTGACACTGATTTGTGCCAAGCACTCCATCTCAATGTCTGGAACAGCCATCATTTTAAATTCAACCACTGGTATTTCATCTACTGCGGTATGAAAATTTACTGATTTCACTCTTGGAACTTCATTTCCATCAATAAAGTATTTTGTACCAAGCCAATCATAAGGGTTTGGGTTTGTGATTTTCACTATCGGCATCTTTGTACCCCTTTCTTTTAGTTTCACAGTAGAGAAGAAGGTGTTTCGCAATCTCTTCCAACTGTAGAATGTCGTATTTTGGAATTTCCCATGTTTTATGCTCCAATAACGGAGACAGTGGAATTTTCTCAGTCGGTAGTTCGTTAGTTACTGTGGCATTGATAAGCATAGAGGCTACATCAATGGGAGATTCGGGAATACTATCCTTGTTATCACTTATTGGTGCGTATAGCATGGATAACTTTTTCCATTCTCCGTTTTCCTTTGAAAATACTTCTCCGTTTTGTACTTTAAGTAATCCAGTAGCACATCTTGGAATATACTCTTCTTTTTCACACGAACGAACATCATTCCCGATACTGTATAAAAAACAATTCATTATCCTTCTTCCACCTCCCCAAAATATTTCTTGTAAAGGTCAATGTCTTTCCTTCCCAATAATATCTTTATATTTTCTTTGTCTTCAACTTGCAAAGAGCCATAAGCAATATGTACCCACGTTGTTATTGTATTTTCTTCTTGGTTCTCTTCTCTATAGCCATTGATAACTGTAAATGCTGAAAACCAATTTCCCATCTGCACATATTCCACTCGAATGAACAACTATATTGTCTTTCCTTATGCGTTTGGTATCTGCATTCGGGAATTTCTTTTCGTATTCTTCTGGAACTGAAACGCCTTTTTTATTTTTTGAAAAAAATTTAAGCACGTCTTTTCCTCCCGAAATATTCATCAACTGCCTGTCTTACAATATCAGATGCGCTCCTGTCTGTCCGGTTCTTCTCTTCCAGGAGCCTTTTTTTCTGTTTTTCGGAAAATCGGATGCGGATGGATTCGGATTGTGGGTTTGGTTTCATAAGCACTTACCTCAACTTACAATTTCAATTGGATATCCTAAATATGCTTCCAACTCTGAAACAGTCAGTTTACGTGGTTTCTTTATTTCAACATCAACACGCTGTATGATGTTGTCTGTTGTCTTTGCGATTGCCTTTCCAGTATAACTTTCAAGCTCTTCGTTTGCATATACATTCAAATGTTCATATCCATATGCCCGGCACCATCTTGCAGCTGAATCAGTAATTTTTTTAAGTTCTTCCAGTTCATTACCGAATATCTCTGAGTATCTGATAGCATTGTTTAGATCACTCGTACATACAGGGACAAGAGCCACAACATGTTTATACGGACTCCCGATAAAACGAAAGTATCTATGTGATTCCATTGCTTTTTCGCCTTTTGGCAAGTTAAATCCTTGGGCTATTGCTTTTTTAAGCAACTGTTCTGATTCAACGTTATTTTCTGTAACAATACACTTGTTTGTAAAATCAATCATCTTTATCCCCCTCCAAGAGTTTATATAGAGTGCTTCTTGAAACTCCTATAGTCTCAGCAAATTGTGCTTTTGTTATTTCTCCCATTTGCCAACTTCGTTTGGTTTCTTCAAAAAGGTCTTTGTTTATCTCTTTTTTGGAACGACCTTTATATTTGCCCTGGGCTTTTGCAATTGCAATACCTTCTTTTTGACGCTGCCGAATATTTTCTCTTTCTCTTTGTGCTACATATGAGAGAAGCTGCAAAACTATGTCTGCGATCAGTGTTCCTGTCAAATCTTTGTTTTGCGTAGTATTAAGCAACGGCATATCCTGTACAATGATATCTGCTTCAATCTCTTTTGTGATTTTTCGCCATTCAGCAATAATCTCTTCGTAGTTTCTTCCAAGTCTGTCAATCGAATGGATTATCAGAATGTCACCTTTATGAAGAGAAGCAATCATTTTCTGATACTCTGGACGATTAAAATCTTTCCCGGATTTTTTGTCCATATAAATTTTTTCAACACCATCAGTTTTCATTGCTTCAATCTGTCTCGCTTCATTCTGCTCTATTGTTGATACCCTCACGTAACCTATTTTCATACATAATCCCTCCCGTTTATTTATAAGTCAATTATACACGTACTCGAGTATTATTTCAAGTGTTTTATACTCATTTATGAATATTTTTATTGACTATTTAAACGGTTTTGATTATGATTACATTAATAGGAGGTGATTATATGGTTTCGGATAAAATAAAACAAATTATGAAAATGAAGAAGGTCACCAACGTTCAATTAGCTAACCATCTGGGTATGCTTCCACAATCTCTTGCAAACAAATTTTCGAGAGGAAGTATATCTGCCGATGAGTTAATTCAGATTCTTGACTTCCTGGAATGTCAACTTATAATCGAACCTAAACCAGATGTCTTAATCAAATTAACAACTGACGATATCAAAAGGGAGCCGTAATGGTTCTCTTTTTTTACTTTCTAATCAATCCTTGCCCTTGAAGTAACAGTCTAAATGTCTCTTTTCCTTTTACGGTTATGTATGTCTGGACGTTTGAATAGCCAAACGGTGTTGAAAAATCTTTCATCTGGAAAAGTCCAGCTTTCCTATACGATTCATAAGGCTTGATAATATTATGCCGATCACGGTAAATATAACCATTTTCCGTAAGCCACTTAGTAAACGCTTTAGGTGGGATGTGAAATTCCTTTGCTGCATCTCGAAAAGTTGTAAGAAGTCTATTATCTATCAGACTGTCGAAATAATCAGCCTTTGGTTTCTGTTCCCTTACTTTGGCTTCAAGTTGTTGCTTTTCTTGCTGTTCCTCAATCCACCGTTTAGCACGTTCTATCGGGTCTTCAATTTGGTAGGAATCCTGTTTCTGAACCATCTCGTATTTTCCAGTTCTTCTGATAGAAGGAAGGACTTCCGCAGTAACCCAATGTTTAAACCTTTTCGCAGATTCAAGTTTGCTTGACAGAATAAGTGAGAATAAACCACTCTCATTTATTACAATCGTTTCTTGCACTCCACTATTTGATGGGAGGCTACATTTTAGGGCGTCCTCCTTGTCTACGTGGCTTGCAATAGCATTTCTCTCTTTTACATATCCTAAAGCCTTGGCTACATCAATTCCAACGAACCAAGGATTTCCATCTATCGTTACTGTCCTTACATTTCCAAATTCTGGATTGCTAAAAATCATCATATCATTCATTCGTTGTACCCGCCTTTCTTGGTATTGCCTTATTTTTAGTATGGCAGAGAAACAGTTAAGGCTTACTGCTTGTCGTGTTCGAATCACTATCACTGCCATATAAGGAGAGCTTTTTTGTTTTTTCGAGCGGTTTCGGTGGTAACTACCGCTGACTGAGGTTTTATATATACCCCCTCCCGGTCATCCAGTGCGGACGCTGGCAAGTCAGCCCGCCGCCCCATGGGTTCCCGCTTCCCTGGTTTAACGCTGACCTTTAAGGGCCTGCGGCAGTAATCAAGGGAATGCTATGCAAAATCTATTGTAATATTGCACAAAAAACAGTGTTTTATAAAATGTCTTTTTAGGGTGTACCCTATTTGCACATTGCGTATTACTAGATATAGAATCCGTTTCTTCGCAATCACAACATATAGTGTTTTTACTGTTATAGCTCCGGTTTTTCCATCTCTGGAAGCTCCAGCGCCGCTTTGTGCTTCTCCGCGATCTGCTGGGCTGTCTGCTGTGGTACTCCGTATTGCTGCGCGGCTTGTACTGGTGCAGTTTCTGCCATTCCATAGGCGGCTTTTGCAACAAATATCAAATTCGCATTTGTTCCGGTCTGATTATGTAATCTATTGATTGCGCAGTTTTTACAAATATCAAACCATTTTTTAGCCGTGTCACCATGTGATGAGTTTGTTCTATACACTCCATTCATCCAGTCAGTAAACGTTGTACGATTAATCCCAACTAAAAAGCTAAATACTTCTAATGTTGGCAATACATGATATTTACTGCATAATCTCACATAAGTATTAAACATTTTATCTAATAGCTCTATATTGTCATTACTTGGCTTTTGTATATGGTCTGCAATATAGAAAATCATATCTACAAAGCTATCTGATACTTCTTTCTTATAGTTTTCGTTATCTGGTGATATACATAATACAGTATTTATATATTCATCAGCATATATATTAATATTATCTAAATAGATTTCTATATCTTGGGCTTTTACTGTATTATCTTTCATGTTATCACCTCACTTTAACACGTTAATTTACAAATAAAAAAGAGAATGTCACCGGGTAAAGCTTATTCCCGGAAGGTTTCCGGGTGTTCGGGTACATTCTCTAAAACTCAAAATAAAATATTCTGTTTTCTTTGTTGCTGATACCTTAGCACAGTTTTTAATATCTTGTCAAATTTAATTTTGCATAAAATAAAACCCATTATTTTGTCAATAATTAATAAATAATAATTAGGGTATTATATTATAATCTTTATTTATATTTATATCTTATATATTATTATACGGTACTGTATAGCATATCTTTTAATAAACTCCAGCTTTAGGAATCTAGGAAGGGCAGAGAATAATTATATAATTATATATAATATAAGGGCGGCTACATTTTCGCAGATTTGCATAATAAAAGCCAGACCTTCCAGGAGTTTCTATCCGGCGTGATCTGGCTTGTTATGCGTGTTGTTTAATTAACGATTCTGTGTACTTTCAGCCTCTGCCCTTCCTGAGTTCCGTCAGCTCTCGTTATCTGATAGCCTAAAGAAGTTTTAGAAAAATGTCAAGCGGTATTTTAAAAATATTTTTCTTGACAATTTGCCAAAAGCTGTGTTATTAAAATATTAACAGGCTCGGCGGCGGTCTGTACTCTGTCCATAGCCGCCACAAATAAGCATATTAAAAGCCCCTGGATAATTTCCTAGGGCTTTATTTTTATTCTTCCTCTTCTTCCTCTTCTTCCTCTAACCATATTTGACACTGCTTGCCGTCCTCTTCGTAGCTGATAGCTTCACCAGCTTCCAGGCGTTCCCGCCAGTCCTCCGGGTAATTCTCCGGTCTGTAAATACAGTTTCCCGGAAGGAATTGATTTCCGCGCATTTCATTTATTTTCATATTTTCCCTCCTGTCCGCCCTCCTGGGGCTGTGTGGTTGTTTTTCTTTAACTGTCTTTATTATACATTATTTATTAATGTATGTCAATATCTTTTCTTCAAAATCTTTTGTGGTTTCATCTGGCAGATATTCCAATAAATAACCGGGTTGGCATTCCAATATAGTACATATTTTATTTAGTGTATCTTGCGTGACAAGTCGATCATTGCGCAGCTGTTGCAGCTGGCTTTCTGTAAATATCTTATTTTTCCTTATTAAATAGGTTGTGATTCCCTTTTCTGCCATCATATCAATTATATTGCGTTTATATTTAATCATTCTAACACCACCTCGCAGTACTTTATTCTTCTATTATAATAACATTTTTATACATTATTTTTCAATGTACAACATGCACAAAAACTGTTTTCGGTATGCTCTTTAATTTAGTGTATAATGTCAATAGACATACATTATATTTTAGTGTATTATATAACCATCAACAGAGAACACAAGAAACAAACAACCGGAACTGCCCGAACCACTCAACACAATGAGGACATAAGGAACCGAATCCGATTAATTGAAAAATTCTAGTTCCTAGACAAAATAAAAAAAGCCCGGCGATCTTCCAAACCAAACCGGGCACCAAACTAAAAAGAAAGGTAACCCCATTATAACAGGGGCGAAGGTAAAAAACAATGAAAAAAATTGAAACATTAGTAATTAGAGGTCGTAGATGGTTTCAGAAATTATATGGAAATACTTACCACACAGTAACGGTTGTTGTAAATGGCCGTGCTTTAAAAAGTAGCATTCAGTATGGCTATGGAAATCAGTATCTTGTTACCGCCGTTGATCTTCTCCGTGAAAATGGTTATGATATCCAGGAAAATAATATTGAAGCATTGAGAAGCTTAAAAGAGCTTTGTAAAAATGATTATGAAGTTGTTGGCGTTCCAAGAAAAAAAGATTTGTAGGAGGTTCACACATGGCAACAATAATTAATTTTCCAGTTAAAAATACAAAAGGTTATGAAAATCTTGTAAAGTTTTTTGCAGTATGCAGAAGCGTTGAAAGCTGTGACTTCTATCTTGGAACAGCAGAATACATGGAAAAACATGGACAAATAAAAGAAAATGAATTTCTGACGCTCCGCAGAATCGGAAGGACGAAACGCCAGGAGCTGGCGAATCCTATAAAAACGCCACAAATCGCAAAAAAGCCAGGTGTTTACAATTATACACCGGAAATGGGCGAGCAAAAGCCGGAAGGCGTACAGATTGAAGCACGCAGCTCTTATTATGGGAATCACTGGTTTTTATATACTGAATTAGAATTAAATGGGCGCGGTATTACCTTAATAGAAACAAAAAACGGTATTTACTGTTACAAAGTAACAAACAGGGCTTTTGATTTATTAAAAGAAAAATATTGCATTTCCCAAGAGTGTTTATTGGATTAAAAAAGGGAGGCTAAAACATGAAATATCATTACATAGCAATTTCAACACGCACAGGCAATAAAAACTTTGCTTCTGTTCTTCGGGTCTCTAGCTCTGACAATTTATTATTTTCTTTGCAAATCCCCGGCATTACTTCCGCAAATATTTGCAGCACGAAAAAAGAAGCTGAAAACGTTGTTAACTTCTGGAACAAGTGTTACAAGACAAATAAAACTTATGGAGGGCTTTAAAATGGTAACAATCAAGAAAGCCACGCAAGCGCAGACAATCGCCGCCATAAAAAGCGGCGACTTCTCCATAGTTGATACAATCAATAAAAAAGCCGAAAAAGAAGCAACGGAAATTTTTACTGCTGTTTCCGATGGCGCTATTAAATTAGCTTATTGGGATATGTCCCCGGTAAAACGCCGGGATGGTAAAAAGTCTGTGATGCGGTACGCTTTGCATAGATCAACAAAAAAAGAGGGCTGTTTACAACTCTCCTGTATGGAGCTTATCGGGGGTACGATCATCCCAACAAGCGACCAACAATTTAAAATTAATGATGATTATGATCACCGGGAATTTTTCCGCAGTCTTCCAGCTGTTACAAAAATGACTTTTAAATAATAGGGCGCGTCTTTTTATATCCTGGCTCCCAGGGTGAAGGGAAGAAAGATAAAAACATGAGTGATAAAATATTTAATAAATTAATAACACTTTCTGTTGATGAGCTAGACAATTACATAGAATTTTTAGAAAGTATTTATTCCCCGACTATTACTGGGAAAGAGATTGATAAAAAACTATGGAATATTTAGGTATAACTGATTGATTTTTTACCGCTTTCCGGTTTCCAGTCCGGCGGCACGTTCACGGCGTGCAAGCGGTTTTTTAGCATTCTTCCAGATGCACATTGCAAAGTTAATGCCATAAGTCAATCAATTAGCGCGCTATTTTAGCCGTAAATGGCTTTTAATGCTGTTAATGGGGATTTATGCAGTATTTGCATTTTGAGCCGCTTATGAGCCTTTAAAACGCTTTTTAGCGTCTTGCATGGTTTATTGACTGTCTGCGGCTATTGGTGTATAATAGCCTTGTGTAGCTATGTGCAGCTATGCTTTATTTGCATACCGTGTAAATGGGTGCATTGTGTCCGCTTACGTGCGTATATTGTCCAGGCTTCCCGGTGATCTGTCACAGCTGTCCGGGCATATATCAATTAGGACTATACAACTATACTGTGATATGCTTGTATAGCGCCGTATTTGCCTTTTTAAGGTGTTTTATAATCGTAGTAAATAAAATATAGGCTAAATACGTTACAAGCCATTTAAGGCTTATTTTGCAAGAGTATTATTGCATTTTTTATCACTGCATTATATGCCATTTGCTGTTATGGCCTATTATCTGTGGGCTGTTGGTTCTGATCTTCCAGGGCTACGGCTGGCGGTTGGCTTTGCTGGTGTTCAATCGTTCCCGGCGGTGTCCCGGCTTCATCAGCTCGGCGCGGTATCGGTTCCCGGTGCTGTCCCTGGTTGGCTTGTGTAGGTGGAAAAGTCGCAACTGTTCAAGGTTTCAATAGTTGCAACTAACTTGTGAATGATTCTTAAATTTCAACATCATTTTGGAATCCGAAAATCAAGGAAATCCAGAAAAAAAGTGGCAACCATAAAAATTCTCGCATTTTCTAGTTACCACTTAATTTTTAATTTTGCACAAATATTTCTATAGCGTAAAGTTTTAAATGATTCAAAATTCACAATTTATTTAATCCTTCTTTCTTCCGTGTTCCATATCTTCTGTGGGATGATTTCTCTAAACGTTCCGTCCTCTTCATTTGGGACTTGGAAAGTTTCTTCTTTCTCTGGTAATTATCAGTCGTTGTTCCCATTCGCGCCCTCCTTGTTAATCTTCTGGTTTCTGGTTTCAAAGTTTATAATTTCTGTTTCTAATTCTTCCGGGATTCTTCCAACAATGATAACTCGCAGCGGCTTCAATCTGCGTTCCATTTCCTTGAAACCAACGCAAAACTCCAACCGTGCTGCCTTGCTCTTTACTCTTCCATTGGTGCAACAGGCAACTGTGCTTCCCTCTGGTAGCCCATCAAAGCACCAGTCCCAACAGTATTCTGGTAATATGTTTACGTTCGGAATTACTGGAATATCATTCAAGATCATGTAGTGAGACAATGCATGATTGCGGTATTTATTCCACAGGCACATAGCTAACGGCATTCCATTCTTGCCAACCGATATGCTGAAATCTGGCATAATGACTGCATGAAAACATTTTAAATGCTCCATATACTTGTCTGGCTGATTCCATAATCTTTGAAACTGTACATCATCCACATAGAAATTTACATCAAGTTCCCGATGGTTCTTAATCTTTCTGCTGAAGCTCTCCGAAAAGTCTACAGTATCTTTCCCTGGATGAATAAAAGTCTTTGGAATTTTCGGGATTCCGTACTTGCCTTCAAGGTCTGCATCAGTTATTAGAAACTCCTTCATTACATCATAGGCTGTGTGTATCTGCATATTTCGCCCTCCATTTTCTTGAACATAACACAATTTCAGAAAAAAGGCAAAAAAAATAATCGCATCTCTGCGATTTTATTATTTTGCACATGTACTTTTCCCTTTCATATGTACTTTTTGTAAAAGGTAATCAAAGGTAATCAGAACACTCGTTCATACCAAGTCCGCAAACCCTTGATTTTACTGCATAAATCGGGGCAACAGGATTTGAACCTGCGACCTCACGGCTCGCGTTTTAATCCGTAAACCCTTGATTTTAAAGGCTTTCCAGACTTGAGGTAATCAAAGGTAACCAAAAAGGTAATCAGAACCTATGTTCTTATTCATCCAATCCTTTGCACTTTTGACACAATTTTATTTTTTTCTTCCAAAGAGCTAACATCAAATGTATAATATTTTTCATTAACTTCTTCGGTATGCCCGAGTAGCGATGCAGCAACAGTGGCAGATACTCCATTGCACCTTAGTTTAGAATTTATTGTTCTTCTAAATGCATGAATTCCTCTTTCTTCTATTCCTTCCTGCCTGCATTTGTTTTTTAAGCATGACGATATTACAGGAGCATGAACCCTTCCATTTTCGTTTGAAAACAACCATTCACTAATATACCCATTGCTGATTTCTGCTGATTTTAATTTCATTAAAAGTTTTCGAATTTCGCCAGTCATAGGAAACCATCTGTTCATTTGATTTTTTGTTTTTCCTATATAGTATTCTTTTGTATTTCTATTGTATTTTTCTGATTTATTAATAGATATATAATTTTCATTTATATCTTCCCATTTTAAAGCCGAAATTTCTCCAACTCTCATCCCTGTGAGACTTGCAAAATATACTGCGTATGAGGGAATGTATTCTGGCTGTTCATCAAAATCCTTTTTGCAGCGATTAATAATTAGTTTAAGTTCATGGTCTGATATTGTATTATGACTTGAAGGCTTTTCTATCTCCGTGCAGTATTTATAAAATATTTTAGGTGAAAGAAATTCCATAGGATCATAATTCAATAAATGTTGTGACCTTGCACTATCTATTGTGTTTTTGATATATCCAAACAAAGTTTTACACGCTTTTTTGCAAAGTTTTTGATCTTTTACAGTTCTGACAATGAATACCTTTATATCTTCTTCTGTCATTTTCTCAATTTCTTTTTCCGTAAATTCTTTTTTTTCAAAATAACGTGTTCTATCTGTAGAATACTTATACAAAGTGTTATCCGTCACAAATTCTTTTTGAATTTCTATCCAATGCTCGTAAACATCCATAAATGTTTTAGGTTTTTCTGTTTTTTCTTTCTCGAAAGCAATAATATAATCTTCAATTCCCTTTCGGCTACTTCTTTTCACTAGCTTTCTAGAATTTTTTTCTGTATAAATATAAGTATACCAATTATTGTTTTTTCCCTGCCATATTTTATATTTTTTTAATATTTCTTCATTTTTCTTCATTTGTATTTCTTCAAGTACATGTGCAGGATTTATAATACCATTCTCAATAGCATATTTCAATATTTCATCCATAAAATTTAGGAGGAACCGGGAATTCCTTTTGCCGGCCGGCGGTTCCTGTTCCTCCTTTCTATTGATAGCCTGTTTTTTTGATTTTAAGCGCTTATTTTGTTTTAACCATAACAATATTCACGAATATCATAAAAATTAATTTTAGCCGTTTTGGTCAAAACAATTATCATATTTCACAACAAATCAAATATATTGACCTGTCCATCAATCTGAGATTCTTCCAGATTGTAAAATTTGCAAGCTATATAATCTGGGTTCCAATCAATTTCCAGTTCGTATTGTAAACACCGCGGATGCTTATCACCATAGAAGAATCTGCAATCGGAACAGATATGCTGATAAGCTGTACCGCCAGACCGCTTATACATTTCGCTAATCTTCCTCATAAAATCACTCGCTTTACTCTTGATTTTCCTCTCGATTTTTTCTTGAAGATACCAGTTTTAACACAATCCCTCGGATCACATCCTCTGCTATGTTCTTCGATCAAGATATAATCACAGGTTGCATTTGTACTCCATGCATTTTCGCTCTTGCTGTAATAGTCGCATTTTGAGCATTGTCTCCGCTTTAAGCCTATAATTTCAGTGCTTTTTAATTCTCTCCATGGTTTTCTATCTGGCAATTTTCCGCACCTCCCAATCTGGCAGTATCTATAATTTTTAAAAGGTCTGGACTTAGTTTTCTTCGTTCTTGTTCTCTTTGTACTTCTGCCCGGTAAGTCCTTTGGAAATTAGACTGAACTACACTCCACCATGTGCCATCTATATTCCCTGATTTCGCCCATTCTTCTAACTGCCCCGGACTTGATACTGCTTTCTGAACTATTTCTGGAAGTTTAGAAAATTCTTCTTCCGCATGGTATATAGAGTTCCAAATTGCCCTTGATACCAGATTCCAAGCTTCTGTTTCGTTCAGTTCGTCAGACTGTGGCGCAAGGCTCTGCGCGCATTGCCGTAATGCAGCTATTGTAGGTTCTTTCCATTCAGTTTGCATATATTTCTTCAACCCAAAACTTAAAAGCTTGTAATCTAGGTCTTTCAAAAGTCCGTACCAAGTATCAAAAGCATATTGATCTGGCAGAAATGATGGAGAAGTGTACACAGCTTTCATTGCCTTTACCAGTACCGCCCATTCTTCTCTTGTCATACCCAATTATCCACCTCGCTTACCCTGTTTTGGATTTTCTCCATGTAGCTTTGAGGCTTGTTGCCGGATTTATCAAGATAGTTCCCTTCAAATACCTTTGCAAAGTTACCGGGCTTTAAGAACCAATCGAAAGTTATCATCCAGCCTTCTTTGTTCTGCCCTTGTAAGAAGCTGCTATGGCGAATGTTTTCAATGGCTTCTAAGATATCGTCCATATGGTTCTGACGGATTCTAGCTTTTACTGCCTGTTCTCGTTTTGGTGTCATTCTTTTTACAGGAGTGATACCAAATTCTTCCAGAGTATTCCATTCATCAATGATTCGTTGGACGTCAGTCTGACGAATAGTATCTTTAGATACTATTAAATCATTCTCTTCTTCTATTTCTTTTTCTTTATTATCTAATTCTTTATTATCTAGTTCTTTATTATATACTTCTGCCGAGCTAACGTTAGTTTTACTGTTAACTTTACCGTAAAGTTTACTGTTAGTTTTACACTCTATTTTGTCTTTCTGCTTTTTTCGATATTCTTGCATATAGTTTCGCATATATTGGCTTTTTTGCTCAATTTTATCAAGATTTTGATATTTTCCCCAGTTCGGAATTGTGTAAACTCCGGAAACAATTTCGATCATTCCGTAGTTCTCAAATGTTTTTAACGCTAATCGAACCGTGTTAATATCTCTCCTGAATACTGTTGCCAACATTTCATCAGTATATGCAATCTTATCGTTTAGGATAAAAACACCGCTGTTGTTATTTTTTCCGGCTAAGCACAACAATTTAAACCAGATTACGATAATGCTGTCCGCACTTGGCAAATTTTCAATTAGCATTATTTTTTCATCATCAAAAATGTCTGAACATATTTTTATCCATTTTACAGCGCTTGCCAATTTTGAAATTCCTTTCTCCAATCTCTGGATTTTTAAAAAGTGTTTATTTTAATTCAACTTCAATTCCATTGATTTTCAGTTCTCCATTTACCGGAACCACAAGAGATGGAACGCCGTTTATTTCTTTCAATTCAATCAGAGCAATTTTATCCGGCTGGATGCAGATTGTTGCATCTGGTGTTACAATTTTTGCAGTTTTTGAATTGTGGATATTGTCAAGTGCAGCAGGCTCATTACTGAAATACGTTTCCCAGTTTTCCTTGAAATCTGATAACTTCTCGCCTGGAACTCCGCAATATTCAAAAATCTGTTCCATTTCATCACATGATACAGTTATCATCTCCGGGCTGTCTTTCTTCTGTTCTCTTACTTCCTGCAAAGATTCAATTAGGCTTTCAGTGAAATTGAATGTTGTGTTTCCTTCGAAATTGTCCATGATAAAATCTGAAAAGACATTGATCTCATTTCCCGGTATACGTGGAATTGGTGTGCCAAGAACGTTTTCGATGAAGTCTGGATGAATATTCTTTATGTTTTTGTTGAAATACAAAGTTCCATGAATATCAGTACTTCTGTCATTGAATACAGGGAATAAGAATCCTGTTTCTGGTCTTGAGACTACCCAATCACGAATTCTGCCTTTGATGTTATTTTCAGCCACATCATAGCTAAGCCCAGCCTTTGAAAGATTTACTGGACAAATGCTGCACAGAATGTGTTCATAAATTTCTTCTGATGCATCGTGCATTTCGGTTCCATCAGAAGCTTTTCCTGGAATATCATATACTGCATGAATGAGAACTATGTAGTAATTTTCTGGATAATCGTAATTTTCAATCACTTTGTCGTAAAACTCATCCAAAAGATCATCATCTTTAAGCTTACTTGCTCTGATCCGCATAAGAAATTCCTGTGTTCCACCCTCTTTTTCCTGTGCTAATGGGAATTCAAGATTCATAAGGCTTTTTCCAAGTCTGCCAGACATGGTTTTCTTGAAAATGTCAAAATACTTAAACATTTCTTCCTCTGGAAGGGAAAGGAAAGCTTCTTTAATTTTGGTTTTCTTATTTTTTTCTGCATCCACATAACAACCACAAATGCGTGTGATTGCACAATTGGCTGGTGTAAACTGCTTCTTGATCTCTGTGATTTCTTTCTTATTCATGATTAATCCTCCCTATTTCTATTTTTATTTTTGATTTTTTCATAATAAAAAGTCACATCATCTGTAACAATTCTAACAATTCCAAACCTTTCTCCTACTTGAAACGGAATGCTATCCCTCATAAGTCTTTTTGGAATCCCAGAAAGATATTTTCTAAATTCTTCTGGTTTTAAAGCTGATTTGTAATGATTGCAAGAGCGACACGCAGGAAGCATATTGGAAATATCGTCCTCTCCGTCACAACGTATAGGATTTACGTGGTCTACTTGCATATCTTTATATTCCAATGCGCAACCACAGTAAGCGCAATACCCTTTGCATTTTTCATATACTTTCATGCGCTCTTCTTTTGATAATTTTCGCCTTTTTGGAATTTTCATATTTTCGCTTCCAGATTGTTATTTTTGATAGTATGAACAGACTATAAATAGAATCCAAAATGCACATAAGCACAATGCGTTTTCAATGTAATAAATTCTAATAGACACAGTAACAGCGGCTAAAATCCATACAATTGTTTTGACGATGCAGCTATAATAATTCTTTTTGACTAATTCTTTTTACCTCTCTCGCCTGTTTCTTCTCAATCCACTTATTGATTTTTTCATCGGAAATCATGTACATTTGCTTTAACATTTCGATGCAGATCAACACATCTGCAATTTCTTCTATCATGTTATCACGGTTGATTTTTCCGCGCTTTGCCTTACTGATTGCTTGGATAAGTTCTGCGCATTCCTCCATGCAGACGGTTGCCTGAATTTCTTCTCCGTAATGGTCAACGCTTCTAGCAATAACGCTTTCGTCAATGTTATATGTCATTTTCTTCGCTCCAATCCAGTTTCTGCCCACACCTAGTACAGTATTTACCAACAATATCTATGTTGTAATTACAATTTGGGCAGTTACCGTAAGCACCAACTTTTATTTTTTTACCTATCCCGAAGTCCATGTATATTTCACATAAGTTGTCTACTTTCTTCGGAATCTGCTTTTCAAGCGCCTTAATAGCTTTTTGTCTAGTTTCTAAATCAACCATAACTAACCCGTCTGGAAGTTCTGGGTATCTTAATTTTTTTAATGCTTCTTCTGGTTTCATATTAATCCTCCTAATGATTGTTTTTCTTGGAGAAATCATAGTCAATAAACAGTGTTTCCTTTTTGCCACATTTCTTACATACCAATTTGGTTTCCCCATTTCTGCACCAATGCCATTCAATTTCATATACATGTGGTTTACAAAGACATTTAATCTTGCAGCCATTCTTGCGCCATCTGTTGAATTTGTTGATTATTGTGCAGAACAATCCGTAAATAATAACACCAGCTACGCACGTTCCCAACGCCATAAGAATTTCTTTTATCGCTTCAATCATTCTTCATCTCCTCCAGCTGTTTTACTGCTTTTCTACAATCTCTATTTGCAGACCGGAACATCATCAAAAGTATTTCAGACACAGGTCTTGTCCGATTTCTTCGCTTTGCTTTTTTGATGCATGTAAGATCATTTGCTTCTGGTACATATATTCCTACATAATGTGGAATTTCAAGGGATACCGCAGCGCATGTATCTGTTGGCATAACCAGGTAGTTATAATCGCCAATAAAATTCAACCCATGACCAGAACGAAAATCTTCAGCTGATGATTTAATCTCATAACAATAGCAGTCACCTTTTTCTATCCCGGACACACTATTATTTGCTGGCACGAACCGCATATAATCCACTCTGACCGCATGATCTGTCGAATAATCAAATGTAACTTCCTTAGCCCAATAAATACGTGGATCATTGTGAGGATTGATTTTCTTTTCGATCATTGCTGATAGTTCTGCTGTAATCTCAGGTCTTGTCATTTCTTCATCTCCTCCAGCTTCTTCTCGGCTTCTTCACGAGTGAGGAACCATGTTTTTCCGTATTCTACGTCAACACAAATAACGTTTGGGGCATAAATACTGTCTTTATCACACTGTACAAGCCAACCACTTTGTGAAAATACAATGCTGTAAACTTTTTGATGATACACTCTGTTATTTACTTTATATCCATTCAGAACATTTAAATCGTAATTCGCTTTGCTCGTAATCCTATAAATATCATCACCGATTTTAACCGGCAACCTCACAAGCAATCCCTGTTCTTCTGCTTCTTTGTAAGATTTTAATTCTTCAAGCCACTCCGCAAACTGTTCATGTTCTTCTGCATCTTTAATACAATCAGCTTCGAATCGTTTATTAATTTCTTCATTTCCCAGTGATACCTTAGTAAATTTACCATTCCATCTTTTTCTTTGCGCCATCATCTTTTCATGATTAATTGCCTCTTCGAGTGTTAATCTCTCCATCTACTTCACCTCTTCCAATTGACTTTCTACTGTATTTGCAAGTAATAACATTGATTCAATAACTTTATCTGTTAGTGACATTCTGTCTTTGTTATTCGCAAAATACTTAACGTGGGCCATTGCTTCCTCTAGCTTTTTTTCACATGCAACAATTTCAGATGCTTCATACATTTTTCGTTCATCACTGCTGTATGTTACTATTCTTTCATCATAAAAATTTAACATATTTGGAAGTGGAATATCGATTGCGTTTAAATGTTTTCCTCTTGCCCACCTAAATCCCTGTAATTTTGCTATTCTTAAAACTTTAGAATACTCTTCCTGTGTTCTTACAAATACGCTTTTTCCTGTTAAATCAATCATCAAAATTTCCTCCTGTAATCTCATCAATACACTGGTTCCATCCTTCTGCAAAGCCAGCATCAGACGTATTGGCTGGATAATCTCCATTGTCTTTTTCTGGCAAATCCATAAGCGGACACCAGTCTGGTCTTGATTTACTTTCACAATCATAATGTTCTTCTGTCATCAGAATTACATCGCAATCTAAACAGTCAGCTAATTCACACAAACCCTCATATTCAAGAGCGCTACAGTATGCAGTTCCGAACGGGCAAACATAGCAATTCTCTGGTGTTTCCATCACTAATACTGATTTACTCATGATTCCTCCTCAAGGCAACAATACACTATTGGATCGCCAGTATCACAATCACAATTGTTATAATCAATGTCTTCCAATGCTTTACTTTTTGCTATTTCTATGGCCTCTTCCTTTGTTTCAGCTATAATTCCGTCATAATCAATTGATAATCTCATGCTAACACTTACATCCCATTTACTCATCTGATCCCTCCTGTAATAGTTCTTTATTATCGAAAATATTTCCAACAACGACTGATTCTTTCGCCCAGTAACCTAATTCCTCACGATAATAATATTTATCCATTGATTCCAAATAAAATCCTTGGTGCGTTCTTTCGCTTTTTCCCGCTTCGTGATAAAGGCCAAATTTCACTGTGGAATAAACGTTTTCAGTAATAAGGACAATATCATTTTCCCAAATCTTATTTCCATTCTTGTCGCAAAGTCCTGTGAACTGGCAGATGGTTTCTGGATTAATAGGTGGTGCGTATAAAGCACCTGATTCAACTGGTCGCATTCGATATTCAAATAAGCTTGACCGTGAATGGTCTATTACCAAACACCCCTCAGCCCATTTACCATTATCAATCCGCTTTGCCTTAAAAAGAATTTCTCTCATTCAACTCCACCACCTTCTAAGATTCTAATAGCGTAATCTATAGCTCTGTTCCACTCCAAGTCCTCATCATTGGAAACAACACGAAATCTGTTCATAAGCGATTCCGTAACTTTTTCCGCATCAAAAGCTGTCGGCTGATTGTCAATTACTTTAGCAAGTTCACTCAATGACACACATTTGAAAAAATCTTCAAATTCGCCTGTGCACTTGCAGTTTTTCTTTAATAAGTCTGCATCTATTAATCTACCCATTCAATTTCCACCACCTTTCACGATTTCTATCGCCCTGCTCAACCCAGCATTGTATCCTTGATGTACATCAGATAAGATACATTCCGATTCAATGAATTTATCTCTTTTCAACTCACCAACAACCTTGTCCACATCAAAAGCTGTCGGTTGCTCGTCCACAATATGTATATATCTGTCTATAATATTCTGTATTGGTTCTCCTAAAATATTTTGAAGCAGTATATCTTTTTTTAATTTATCTGCGTCGATTAACCGCATTCCTTAATCCTCCTTATACGGTTCTGGAAGTGGTCGCCATGCCGTAATATCAATCCAATCATAATTGCTATCAAGATAATATCCGTCACAATCAATGAAGCACGTATCTTGCCATGTTGTTTCTCCGTTAGTAACCAATATTTCTTGTCCGTCATCTGGCATTTTGCAGTCAAGCATATACTGTATATCAGTTGATATGGATTCTTCCGCACGTTCTTTTTCTGATATCTGATGATATTTTACCGGAATCCACCCATTTTCTTTCTCGTCCTGTTCCAGATCGTCCAGAAGACTATTTACGATATCCAGCGCACTCCCTGGAAGCCCATGCTTATACTGCGATTTCTTTTCTATCTCAGCTTTGTATTGCTCTAATCTGGTTCGTACTCTGCTCATGCTTCCACCTCCTCATAAGTTTCTCTAAATATATCTGGCTTACACGGATAAAATTCTCCGTGAACACCACGGATGATATAATCACCAATATTCGCCAGATGTTCGCCCTCGAGTGTTTTAATAACCAGACCACCCGGAACCTTCCAATGGTCAATATAGAAATTCTTGCCTTCTGCCGATATGTACTGGTCTGTACACTGATAGTCCGTCAGGAAATCGAACATTTCTCTATGATTTGTACAAGTCCACTGAAGTGCATCAATTACAACTGGTTTCTTTCTGTACTTCATGCTTCCACCTCGCTATCCTCTGGCATCTGGAACGTCATTCCTTTTTTGAGCATTTCTCCAATTTCTCCTTCATGCGCTTTGTTTTCTTCCGTTTTTGGCTTCATACTTAATGTCCTGCATACTTCTGGAATTACATATTTTGTGTATTCCGAATCTCCATATGCTTCCTGGATCATATCCAGTACTTTCATGGCTTTTTCTTTGGTGGAATATTTTCCTAAAATAAGATATCCTCCATTTCTCTGTGCATCCTGCAAACTCCAACATATAACATTCAACGAATCTGGGAGCTTTAGATTTATTACAATGTTTTCAAACTTTACCAGTGCTGTTTTATCCTGGCTTCTGATTAACATTTTGTGTCCTCCTTATTCGATAAAATTTGTTCCGCACTGACAATGATAACTAATATGTCCGTTATACTTGCTTACATTTGCTATCACCTTTCTACCGCATGAAAAACAAGTTACCTCTTTTGTCAGCGGCTTTTCGTATTCTTCTACTTCTTTATCTTGAATAAACCTCTGACCGCACCAGTGGCACTGCTTAGTGCTGTACGGCCTCTCTCCACAAATAGGACATTCTGGAATTATTCCGTAACCATCATTTATGATTGGGAGTTTTATCGGCTCTCGCTTTGAATAGATATTCCAGAGTTCTTTTCTGCGGTTTTCTCCGTCTTGCTCTATTAAAGCCTTGTACTTCTCTTCCTCTTCTTTGTCCCAGTAAATGACACAGGCTTTGTCTTCTGGTGAAATGTCTTTGGTGTACGGCTGTGTCGTGCAATGATAGCCTGTTTCGCCCTTCCTTTTTCTTGACTGACATCTCATGCAGCCACCGCATTTTTTATCCATCAATTCTTCTGGATAAATGCTTGTGCTGGAACGTCTTGCTCTTTCTGGCATTCCGTCACTGAATTTAATTTCACTCATTATTTACCCTCCTTTTTCAACATCGGAAATAGCCATCCGGTCTTTTCGTTCAATGCAATTCAATAAAAATTTAGCTCTGATAATTGGTACTCTTTATTGCATCTTTCACAGGTGAATCCTTTCGTTTTACTGTATTGCCCTATAATTCCACCGCATCCACATCTACAGTGTTTATAATCTATTTCCATCCTCACTTACGCTCCAAATCTTCTGACCAATTCTTTATTCAAATCTGGAATCCGCACATCTGTTTCAGATTCCAACTCTTCAACCATGTTCATAAAACTTCTTTCTCCACGGTTCGCTTGGCCTACAAACTCATTTGCACAATTAATTACGTCCAAAAGCCTTTTAGTGGAAAAGCCATGCAATTTCCGTAATGCCAGCATGGTTGTTACCGTGTTAATTGTATTCGCCCAGTCGTCACCAGTACTGAATCCATCGTTGTAAGCCTGATCTTGCATAAATTCAAGCTCTTTTCTCGAATTCTGCATGGCTCTGGCGAATGCCTGTGACATTTGGTTGTCGCATTCCAGCACCCTATTTTTCTTTGGCGCTTTCATCTTTAATTTGCTTCCCATGTTTCTTCCTTTCGTATCTGTATTCCGTCAAACGGTATGCTCTCGATATTCCCGGATGTTCTGTGGCAATCAGAGAATCCATCTCCAATTGCCGCATATGTCTCTGGACGGTACATTTTGTAAGGTCTGTTCCATCCATGATTTCTTCATAAGAAGGCATATATCCGTGTTTCTCAAAATACTTGACAAGAAATCTGTAAATATCGTTTCTGGCAGATTGCCCCTCATTATATTTCCTCTGGCGGTAATTCATACGCAAAACGGCTCTTCTGCCGCAGTATTACTTTTTTCTGCACGCATTTTATTTAATCTTTCCGCAGCTTTCTTTTTCGCTTCATCGGAATATTTTCTTGGTGGATTGATTTTAATGTAGGAATACGGCAAGTGGGCGAAAATAGATCCATCATTATTTCTGGCAAGAATTTTCACATCATCTGGAAATTCCTTTTCTAATTCCTCACATCTGTTCTTCCAGGTGCTCCCATTCTTAGCAGTAAGCCCTACATAATCTCTTCCTGGAATCCACTCAATTACGCATTCGTTTGTGTTTTCTGACACAAAACTCACCTCTATTCATTTTTTTATTTTTATCTTTGGAATTTAGCCAGTAGAACTACTGGTGTGTTAGAATCAGTGATAGTTTTCTTCGTTGAGTAAGTCGTTAAATTTTTCCAACGCCTTAATAGATACTTTGTTATTTGCTTTTTCTGGTCTGATTGATACGTTTAAATGGATATCAATGATGTGTTTTAGTTCTCTTGCAAGGGTTATTTTCCCCTGTTGGATTCCATCTCTATATCCTTTTGCTGGACGAAATTCATTGATTTTTTCTTTCCCTTCCCCTTGGCTCCCAGAGGTTTTATTATATCTGCATTGATATCCTTTTTTGGTATACTCTAATATCCAGTATTGTTCCATTTTATCAAGCTGTTCGACAGGATAATGGATAAAATTTATTTTCCACCCAAAAGGATTTTCTTCGCTGTAAAATCCTCTTTTCTTAATTGATAGGTCTATGTGCTGATACCCAGTAAGGTGTGAGCACATCCTCTGAATTATATGTACTGCCTGACCTATATAAAAGTATGAGATTTCGTTTTCATCAGTTCTGGTTAAAAAATATATTCCGCTCCCATCATCAAGCTTTGGATTGATCTTCATGAGTCTTTTTCGATTCGTTGTTTCAATAGCTTTTGCCTGTCTAAGCTTTTTATAATCCACCCAGAATCACTCCTTTTCAATCTGGTCAATGAGTTTTTTGCACTCAGCTTTGACATAAGCAAGTGAGTGAATTTTGCAATCTGGATTTTTGTTTAATTCTCGCCAGTAATCTCCCATTATTTTAAGCATTTTTTTGAAGTCTGGTTCTTCCCCGAAATACTGTTCTGCTATCTCAATATCATAACCATCGAAACAATGAGCGCAGTCAAATCCAATCCACCATGTATCATCATCGTCACAATCGTGTAGAAATGGTTCTGAATAAGTAACTCCACCATGACAGTCAAGATAACCTAAATCATCAACACTTTTCTTTGCTAACTTATGGCTGTAAGGTATACCAACATATCCGCATCTGTATGCTCCTGGCATAAACAGAACCACATATGGATAACCTTTGTATGTAGACTTTGTTTCTAAAACTGGTTTCATTTAATCACTCCCATTCACTCTCGTATTCATCTTCGCCCTCATCATAGTAACCATTTTCCATGATTTCTTTGAATGCAGCTATTGCCTTTCTGAACCTGTCACGCAAAACCTGTTCTTTCTGTTCAAGATCATCAATAACCTTTTTTCTTTCTGCGATTTCTTCTAAAAGAGATTTATTCTCTTCTTCAAGATTGTATCTGGCAATGCGTTTCATGGTTGTTGGATCAAGTTTTACAAGTTCCTTTCCAGTAACGTAAAGAGTTGTTGGATTCATTATTGCCGGCGCATACGTTCTTGTCTCGCCATAAACCGATGTAGTTTCTATTTGTTCTGGCGGTTCAGTAATATCCTCAATAGATTCAACATCAAAGCACATCATTTTCTGATTGCTAAAATAAATAATCTGTCCTGTTTGTACCATTTCATCACTCCTAACTAAACGGAAATTCATCTTCCATACTGCCTAAATCTGGCACATCCATGAAACTAGGTTCCGGCGGCGGTACTGGTCGTGTATCTGGTTTCTGTGGATTCTCTGTCTGACCTTTGTTTTCTGCAAAATCATGTGATTCCACAAAACAGTCATTTGTGTATATTTTTTCACCATTTTGGTTCGTATAACTTCCAGTCTGCCATTTCCCTCTAATATTAATTTTCATTCCTTTTTTTCAGAAATTTCTCAACAAATTCTGCATTCTTTCCAAGTGCTACGCATGGTATAAAGTCGGCTTTACGCTCTGTGTTCTTTCTTTTTTCTCTATCAACCGCCAATGTGTATCTGGCAATCTTAGTGTCGTTAGTTCCCATTCGTATTTCCGGGTCAGCTGTCAGCCGCCCGGATAATACAACTACATTAAATCCCATACAATCACCTCTCAATCTGAATGTCGCATCTAATAAGTGCGTGTTTGATTTTCTTTGTATTTCCTGTTACAGTTTCTTCTTTCCCGATAACAAAGGAAATATCATCTTCTGTTACGTTGAATCCTTTTGTTTTGATATGCTCCATGATGATTTCTTTAATTTCATCTGTGCCGATTCCGATTGTTATTTCCAATGGTGTTACCTCCCTGGTTTGTATACTGGTGGCATTGGTTGCCATGCAATGACTGGGTAATATGCAATTCCGTGTTCTTCTACCATGCCCCATCTTCCACCGCCTAAATATGTAAGGGTTGTTGGTAACTCGGCGTCTTTTATGGTAACGTTGTATTTTATCTTATCTTCTGGGCTTTCTCTCACATCTGGCTCTGGCGGTAACTTCACATCTGTTGGAATCCACATATCCGCAGGACTGTAGGAACAGATCAGTTCTTCAACTTTCTTGATTGCGTCATTCCAACCTTTGTCGTACTTACATTCCTGTTCGGAAGGTTCTGGCTTTTTCAGTTTGTTAAGTGTTTTTAAGAAGATTTTCATTGGTTAATCCTCCTTAACTTTCTCGACAGTTTCTTTTATCGCTTCTTTCACAGCCTTGGTTTTAATCATCTTATCTGCCAAGGCTTTTGCCGCTTCCTGTACGATCACGCTTTCATTCTTTTCTAGTATCTCGGAAATATGAGAATGTATCATCCTACACAGCGGCTCATTGGTTTCTCTACTACCATATAACTCTTTTTTATAAATAACTCCTTTGATTTCTTTAGTAATTTTTTCAACTACCCTGTCCTCAACATTTTTACGGATTTCCTTGGCAATTTCTTCCTCATTAACACCAATCGTTACTGGTACACTGAATACGCTCATTTTCAATTTCCCTCCCCTATAGCTATCACATCACATCCAATAAATACCAATTCCTCATGTTCACTCATTCCATAGCCGACAGATTTTCTTCCTACTTTAAAAAATACATTATTTGTATTAACCGTAACTCCTTCAGTTTTTTCCATATAATCAGAAACAATAGCTTTCAAAATATCTTCATTTAAGAAAGTTTTTCTTTCGACTATCGGATGTTCTTTTGGCATATATTCAAGCCATGTCTCTATACCTTTGTATTCTTTTCCTTCTGTGTCAGTCCATTCGCCATTTCCAGTATATGCAAGCATGATGATTCTTTCAGAGTTTTTCAGCTTTACATAATACAAACATGCGGTATCATCAGTTGGAGCTTCTGGAAGCATATCTCTTACTGAGCGCCATGCACTAGTTGAAGGAATTGTTTTTCCTGCTTTACGGTCTACATGCTCCTGTCCTTTAATTACATAGTTTCTAAATTTTTTTGGCATTAATTTTCTCCTTTCAATTATTCAGTCGAATTGTTTTCCTTATCATCTTCAACTGCTTTCCAAATACAATCCATAACAGATGCATAATCAAGCAGTATTTCTCTTTCTCTGATGTTTCTTCCGTCTTTTTCATGCCAATCTCTCACTATATAAAGTTCGGCATTTGCAGAAAGAATATCTGTTTTCATGTCCCAGTATTTAATATGGATTTCATAAGCTGCATTCGCAGAAATTGGATTTACGTAAATTCCTTTTGTTACTTCTTTCCAATCTTTCAAGTCAATTGATACCATCTACTTCTCCTTTCAAAACGGACATAAGTCCAAGTTAATTTCCAGTCCAGGTGTTGCAATCTGGAAGATTGTATCAGCACCAGACGTTTCTTGTATCTCACTCAAAATCTGTTCCGGGTCAGCTGCTTCATTACTCAAATGCACCAATGTTACCGTCCGTAATGCTGCCGTATGGTTCATATTTACCAAGCTTTTGCAAGTATCTAAGGAACAATGCCCTTTAAGCCTGTGCGTGTAATTTTCAGCTGTTTTGTCAACCAATTCTTTACAATAGTTGCACTCAATAACTAAGTGGTTCAGTCGCATTGCCTTGAAATTGTATCGGCAAAACTCAAAGTCTGTCATATACAACAGCTTTCCCATCTCTTTATGTTCCACGATATACCCATAATTGAAACACGGAATAAGTTGCCCTGTATCCTTGTCCCTTGTAGTATGTGGCAAATAGAACGGTATTACTGTAAACGAGCCAACCCGAAATGGTCTTTTCTCTGGAACACCTTTCATCAGCTCACCAGTGATGATTTGCAGATGTTCCACGGTTTCATCATTGGTGTAAATCTGAATGCCGGCGTTCATCAGTTCCCGAAATGATTTGATGTGATCTCCATGCTCATGACTAAGCAATACGCCAGAAACATCACTTGTTCTGTAATCAATAGCTCTTAAAATGTCTTTGTATCTGCATCCACAGTCCAGAACAAGCATTTCTCCGCTGTTGGATTTCAAAACATAGCAGTTCCCATGGGCGCTTCCTGTGTTTACTACTCGCATGAACAATTTTCATCACCTCGCTTTCTGTTTATTTGTAGCTATTTAAAATTGAAGAAGCAGTTTCTCCAATCATATTTTTATCGTCCTGCTGATATGGAGGAGCTCCGCTCCATAATTCTTTCATATCTTTTAAATCTGTAGCCACCATTGCGTCCCTTATTAATTGAAGCTCTTTAAGCGATAATTCCACAGTTACAATAGAATCCCAATTAATTCTCTTTCTTCCTATCTCTTTCATACTTCATCATCCTCCGGGAACTGAAATACAATGTTTGCCGGTTCGAATTTCATTTCATCTCCACTTGTAAAAGTTCTTATGATTCCAAACCCTTTGGTTGACACCATTTCTAAGAACTTTTTTTCATCATTTTCCGTAATGTGCATGTTTTGTGAAAAGAATGTTCCTGTATATGTGTTATGTAACATTTTCATAGCATTCTCAGCTTTTTCATCTGTCAAATAACGAGCCATGACTGTTCCTTTTTCACCTACCATTGGCACATATGCTCTTATGATATTTCCAGTTCTGCTTAATGATGTGATTTCATAAGGAACATCAAACTCTCCGTTCTGTGAAACTAATCTCATTCCTACTCACCTCCGAAAAAAGTTTCTCTCATATCAACAGGCTTATATTTTTTATGCATTAAAACTTTGTTCTTTCTGGCTCCCTGTGGGTCATTGCAGACAAATGATTTGCATATCTCCGGTCTAACAGGGTAGATTGAACATTTCTCTTTTGCCTTATCGTCCATCAGAAACGGACAGGTTAAATCCATTAATGAAGCAGTGAAATTATGTCTGCATTCCTTGATATGGTGTTTGCGAATATACCACTTGATCTGTTTGATTTCCTTGGATGATATCGGTAGAAAATTTGAACAACACGAACCGCATTCTGAACATTTCCCATCTACCGTGAAATCATAAAGTCCGCTGTTCATATTGCTTACAACTTCTTTAATTGTTTCAATTACACTGCTACTCATGTCAGTTTTCCTCATTTACGACAATACCGCCGTGGATAATAACTCTCTTTCCGTCCGAATCGTCAAAATAAACTTCATTTTCAGATTCGGAAACATCAAACTTCCCAGACCAGGACTTGATTTTACCGCCGTTGTAATCGTAAACAGTTACGGTACGGTTCAGACCACCGTTCCAATTACTTGAAAAAGATTTTACTTCCCTGTCAAAGCTTGCGGTACAGCCTGTGATTGATACACAAGCTGTTACTGCTGCCGCAATAATCAATTTCTTTTTCATCCTACATTTCCTCCTGGCTCATAAATGACGGAATTTCTGTTTCCACTGGTTCTGCTGCCGGGACTGGTTCTTTCTCTGCTGTTTTTACGGTTTCGGATACGGTTGGCTGCTTTGGCTTTTCTTCGATTACAGGGGAAAATGTTTCTGAATTTGCATTCTTTTTAATATCGTTTTCAACTGCTTTTTCCAGATCAAAAACCTTGTAATCTGCATCTGCAATTTCGATAACTTCATCTGTTGTATAAAGCCCATTTGAAAGTTCCGGGCAATTCATTCGAGAGAAGAAAGAAGCGGCCCTGTATCTAAGCATTACCTGTGGCATGGTTTTCCATTTTGAGCCATTCTTATTAACCCATCCTTCTGCCTGTGCCATATCCATTGTTACCTCAATTCCAGTAACCTTTCGCCCGTTCTTTTCTGTCCAGCAAGTGCAAGAATATGGTTTTCCGTTCTTATCTCGCTTTTCATCGAACTGTAACTCCATATCATACTTTCCAGAACTGTTAATCATAGCAATTAAGAAAGTGGCTCTCCATGCTGGTCTTCCCTGAATAACATCGAGATTCTGCATAACCGTAAGAGGGCTTGTTTTGAGCCTGTTTGCCATATCAATAGCAACAAGACCATTCGCATAATTTCCCTGGTACTCTTTTGGCACGATTGTTGAGCTTGCGAATGCCTTTGCCATCTGCGTTGCCATCATAAAGTTATCAGAACTTCCAAAAATCCCAAGGCTAAAATCAGTATTGTACTTTACTGGTGCCTTTGCCTGGTTCTGTGTTGCCGGTGTGTTGTTTGCGTTTGTTGTTTCTGCCATATTAATTCTCCTTTTCTTTCTTTATTGCTTTGCAAAATGCTCCTTTTTTAAGAAACATTAATACTGTTCTTAAAGTCATGCTTTTTATAGCTTCAATGTGTTTGGTGCAACCATACCATAGTACCCATTCTTGCTCAGATAATGTATTCAAGTCGGTAATTGGTTCACCTGGAATAAACTGTCTTTTAGACTGCAAATACTGTTTATGTTCTTTTCTCCATTCACAACTACTGCATTCTGGTTTCAACGCCGGAACCCTATGCTTAGTTCGTTCATCATAATAAGAACTTGTGCAGTATCTACAAGGGTTTCTTTGAACTGCCATTTACTTTTTCCTTTCATTTATATTTTCTAGGTGGCATATGAAACAGGATAAATGTTTTTTATCCTACAAGTGCCATTACTGTAACTCCTTTACACTCAAATCTCCGTCCGTCACTCTTAGTACAATCATCTGCTGTTCAGCACTAGGAAGTCTGGTTGCGTTTACGCTCTCGCTGTTGTCAACAAAAATCGGCAAATTCAAACCGTTCAAAGCCTGTAAGCCTCTAAGCAAATCAATGTCACACAAGATTTTGTCAGAATAATTCAAACCATCGAAGTAATTCACTCCATTACAGATCATCTTGCAAGTTTCCACTGGATTTCCCTCAATCGTGTAATCAAGGAAACTGAATTGGAAATGATGGAAAAATGGATTGATTTTCTCTGCCAGTGCCTTATTCTTCTGAATTGAGAAGTTAAGAACGGTGTCAATGTTCTTTTCAATATCAGCTTGAACCTGTCCAAGGCTTTTCAGTTCTTCATTCAGTTCGGCTACTCGCTTTTCTTTCTCCGTGACTGCTGCCTGTGCAATCTTAATGTCTGCATCCACATTGGAAATCTGTTTCATAACATTGCTGATCTGCATTCTTAATTCCTGTTTCTTTCCAGGAACATCATCAAATGATTTCAGTTTCTCTTCAAGTCCTGCAATTCTCGCTGTAACCGCAAGATATTCTTCATCATTTGTCATATCTACAGATTCTGGAAGCTCCGTAAATTTGGACTGTTCTTCCTCGATCTGTTTAGCAAGTTCAGCAACTTCATCCTGTGCCGCACTGATTTCCGATTGTAATTTGTTGATTTCCTCGTTAGTTTTCTTTAATTTTGCAGCGGAAGTATTTCCAAGGTCGCAGACATATTTAAGCTTTTCCTGCTTCTCCGATTCAAAGGATTCTTTTACTTTCAACTGTGATTCAATTCTAGCCTTCTTCTTTTTCTCAAAGGAGGCTTTCAATTCGGCAACCTGTTCTTCCGGCAGTTCCTGTCCGCAGGTGGGGCAAATGGTATCAGAATCATTGAATGTCTCAGCTTCAATAGCTTTCAGTCCAGAATCATCCCATTCCATTTCCTTGATTCTCGGATAATCCTTTCTGGCTCTATCCAAGTCAGCCTTTGCCTGTTGTGCTTCCCTTATGTGGTTGTCCAGTTCCATTCCAATAATACGAATGCTTGATTCCTTTTCTGATTTTTTTAACCTAAGTTCGGAAACTGTATCAGAAATGAATTTTTGTCTGTCTCTTAACCATTCATTCGCCTTGCTAACAAGTCCATCCTTGGAAGATTTCAGTCCTCTGATTTCATACGCAAGACTGTCATAGCCTTTTGCAGAATCTTCAAGAATCTGTTCCTGCTCTTCCAGTTTGGAAATTTCCGCATTAAGCTCCTGTTTTTTGGCTTCCAAGGAAGATGTATCTTCTGCTTCAACGCTTCGATTGGTTTCATATGCAATCTCCGTGTTTTTGGCATCCACCTTTTTCTTCTGTGCATTCAGTTCCTTTCGGAGTTTCTTCAAGGTATCCTCTACGGAATGCCCCTTTGTGATTTCTTCCACATGAGCATACTGTGGATTCTCTTCCATAAACTGAGCAATATCGAAACCAGACATCTTTTCCAGTACCTTTCTGGATTCTGCGGTTGACTTCTGTAATGTGTCCAGAAATGGTTTTGGATTACTGCACATCAGAAGCGTTGAAGGTTCTGCTATTGACTGGATAAACTCGGTATAATCCTTTGATTTAGCCGGGAATCCGTCAATTTCATAAGAAGTTTCATTTCCATCGAACACCTCTTCTGACTGTCCTCTTGGTTTTCTCCACTTCTGCTTTGTGATTTTGCGGATCACTTTTTCTTTCCCATCAATCGCAAGTGTAAGTTCTCTTACAACATCAACCTTTGGCACTTCCACGCCATTTTCTTTTCTGCGAATAGAAGTCGGTTCTGTACCATTTGCCATCTTTCCTGTCAAAACGTCCAAATATGCATCCTGCAATGTGGACTTTCCTTCTCTGTTTCTGCCGGAAATCTCTGTTCTTGGAAACAAATCTACAGACTTACTCGGAAACTTCTTGTAATTCTCCAACGAAATCTTTTTCACTTCCACCTTCATGCTCGATTATCCTCCCTATTGATACCTCGTATGCAGTTCTAAGCTCTATTTCATCACCAGATAATTTTTTCCGATAAATTCGGCTCTGGATTCTTCCGATTATGCTTATGTAATCACCGACCTTGAAATCAGCAGCTTCTCTGGCTTCTTTCCACCATGCTATACATGGGATATAATCTGTTCTTCGCAAGTCATATTCATTGCAAGCAATCATCAAATCACAGATTTCTTTTCCTATTGGTGTTTTGCGGTAAATAGGAGGCTTGCAAAGATAACCTTCCAGAATGATTTTGTTTTCACCTTCTGCGCTCCCATCACCATCCAATAATGTTTCTGCTTTAACTTCCAATATTAAATGTGATTTTCCATTTTCCTTTTTATTGTATGAAGTGTATTTTCCCTCAATATAGATGTGTTCTCCAATTTTCCAGTTTTCTGCCATTCTTTCTGGTATTGCTACTGGAAGTAAATCTACGTTTCCACTGGTACGCTTTGCACCAATATAGAATCTTACAAACTTTTCTCCGTCCTTGAAAAATGTTCCCGGCTGAATGTCCATTATTACGCCAGATATCTGAACTTCATTTTTATTGTTCTTCATCCTCCAATTTCTCCATTTCTTTTACGGAAATCTCATATACACTTTCCGTTTCTTCCACATTAACATAAACATCACGGCTCATTAACCTGCCAGTTACTTTAATGTAATCATTCCTTTTAACGTCTACCGCCAGATCAGCACCTTTTCCCCATAAAGTGCAGCGAGTAAAGTCGGCTCTTTCTGAAAAATCTCTTGGAATTGCCACAAAAAGGTTCAAAACTTTCCTGTGCGTTACTGGTGTAAGTTTTGCATATGGCTCTTTTGTGCAACTTCTGGCAATAAACTCTACTTCGTTTATATCACCATCTGGAACCTGTTCATCCAGGATTTCCACCTCGTCAGCTGCGATATAATTAGCATTGTGGTGCTTATTTGGATTTTTAGAAGTGTCCATGCTTCTGATTGCCCCTGTTACAACAACTTCTTTTCCGTTATAATCATTGTCACGTACAATGGAATCTTCGATAACAATTGGGAACATATCTACTGCACCGCTTTTACGAATGACTGTCAGCATGAATTTGTAATAGTATCTTCCGTAATGTTCGTGGCTGAACACTATTTCCCCGGCTCTACCGGATAATCTTACTTTATTTAATCTTTGCATTTACTTTTCCTCCGTTCCTAATATAATAGGAAGAAACACTATTGAGAATAAGACTGCTGATACGAAGAACACCCCGATAACATCAAATGATGTAAGCATCCATGTAATTGAGAAGATTACTGTAAACATCCATATTCCTACAAATATTTCTCCTATTGTCTTTACCACCTCTTTCATTTTGTCCTCACTTTCTTCTGGATGTGGTTACTGCAAGTGCAGTTGCCAGAATAGCGATAATTACATTTCTTGCCATCAGCTTTTCTTCCAGATCAGCAATGATTTCACTGGAAAGTGGCTGATTTTCGCCATTTTTTTGCATAAAAAGTCCTCCTGTTATATTTTTGTTTGTCAAATACAGGAGGTTGTGTTATAATAATCCTGTATTTAACTAACTCATTCTTAGTTAGATACCGTCCTGGTTGGTGTGACCGCACCTTCCAGGGCAACTTAATCTACTTCTACAAATTTTCCGTCTTTCAACATATAGAAAGTATCTTCTTTAATGTTTTCTCCATCTACTTTTGCTGATTTAATATCTACAATATGATATTCATTATTAATTTCTTTCCACTCAGTCAGAACAATAAAACATCCGATTTTTCCCTTAGCTTTTGATTTAATTCCTGTAGCTAACGCAATGCTTTCTTTTCCTTCGACAATTGCCGCTGACTTATTTCCGGTATT